TTATGCATCCTGTGCATGATCCATCTATGCAAGGTATGGGTACAACTCCATCATTCTTGGTAGAGGGTACTTGGGTCATAGGTTTCTTTCGTGATGTACAAGATAAACAGCAACCTATTATTATGGGTACACTGCCTGGCTATTCTCAAGTTCCAGATGACATTGGTGACGATAAATCTGTAGAAGCTATAAAACGATATCGCGAGAATGATGATAAAGGGTTTACTGACCCTAATAAAAAATATCCGCAATATCCAAATGATAAGTCTGGACATGATCTTGGTGAGAGTGATGTAAATCGTCTTGCAAGAGGTGATGCAGATTACATTCACCAAATCTTGCAAGACAAAAAGGCAGCTGCAGAAAACTTTACTGATATTGAAACAGCACAATCTGGTAATTTTAGTATGCCTTATGAGAATAGTACTAATTTCACAACGTATCCTTACAACCACGTTTTTGAATCTGAGTCTGGTCATATAAGAGAATATGATGATACTTTCAATGAAGAAAGAATACAGGAGTATCATAGATCAGGGACATTCTACGAAATTGATTCTGGTGGAAACAAAGTAGTTCATATTGTTGGTGACAATTATGAATTTATTGCTGGTTCGGATTTTGTAAATGTAAAGGGTGATGTAAACATAACAGTTGAAGGTAATGCTGAAGTCTTAGTTAAAGAAGACTATAACATAAGATGTAAAAACTTAAACATTGAAGTTGAAAACAATTTTAGTACTATTGTTACTGGAGATACTACTCAACTATATAAGAGTAAACTTATAACAACAGTACTGGGCCCAGTGTCTAGTGTATATAATACAACTTTTGATAATATGGTTATTGGTGCTGTTACAGATACCTATGGAGCAACCATAGAACGATCTATTACAGGAGCTGTCACAGAAAGATTTGGTGCTACAATAGATCGTTCTATAATTGGAATACAAACAGAGATACACGCAGCTGCAGTAAACTTAACATCAGAAGCAGGTATAAAGATTGATACTTTATTAGCTTTTGATTTAAATACAGTTTCTTTTGACTTAGATGCTGTATCAAATATAACAATTGATGCTGGCAGTTCAGTTAATATCAATCAAGGTACAAAGGGTGCTGCTCGTGTTGATGACCCAGCTGATACTGGTGATGCTGGAACTGGTGGAAACACTGACGCTAACGCAGCAGGTACGGATAAAATTAATTCTGGTTCAACATCAGTCTTTATTGGAACTTCAGCTCCATCTGTTAGTGATCCAGAAACTCCCGAATCTGAATTAATTGTTACAAATATTACTAAAGTAATTGAGAATGGTGAAAATATTGCAGAAGATGAATCTTTGGTAGATGCTCAGGGCCCCGACAGAACTGAAGATGGTGGAACAGGTGGTTATGCTCCAAATGCTGAAGGTGACTATCCAATTCCAATTCTATTGACAGCACCTGACAGGACTGAGACTGAAGCTATTGTTCAAGAAGAGGGTGTTGATCCAACTAATCTAAGCGTGGCACAACAAAAACAATTTGTTAAGGATGTGGTAACAGATACAGTTGCTAAATACTATCCTGAGAAAGCTGGTACTCCAGAAGGAGATGAAAAAGTAAATGAGGGTAATGATCCTCTAAGTTTTGAAAGCTCAGAAGAAATACCACCTGTGACTGCAGATGAAGATGATACAAATCAAAATCAATATAGATCATACTTGGGTGTTCCAACAGAAGGAAAAACTTTTGGAGATGTATTTGATGAGAGTGAAATTACTGATGAGATAGCAGGAAGATATACTAATAAGTATTTTCCAAGCGATTATCGCATACCACAGCTTAGAGGCCGTCCCAGACTTAAAATCAAACTTAATGCTGGAGTAACACTTACAGGAACATCATCAAAGGTGCTTGAAATTGCAGAAAAGATTTCATTTGATCTTGGAAAACAATTAACTATTAATTCTGCATATCGTTCAGGCGAAGCCAATAGGAGATGCGGTGGTGCATCAGGATCAAAACATTTAGAAGGATTAGCTTTAGATGTCCGTACAGTAGGATACACTGACTCAGAAAAAGTTGAGTATGTGAGATTGGCTATAGAACATGGAGCATTAGCTTTTGGTTTTTATAATCGTTTTATTCATTTTGATATTCATAGTAAACGTAATTGGGGTTCAATTCCTAGTAGATATAGAGCAACATTAAAAGCAGGAAAGATTTCACCTTATAAAAATGGATAACTTAGGCTTATATTGTCTGGTTCAAACTTATAAATAAATATAAATCAGGAGTCTACATAAATGGCAATCTATGATGCACAATTAAATAACAATTCAGATCGTAGTCTTAGACAGTATGCAGACTTGGATTTATTCTTTGGAAAGAAATCTTCTGATCGTGATGTGAGTGAAGTGACAGACATACAGGCGGTCAAAAGGTCTATTCGTAATTTAGTTTTATTGAATACTTATGAGAAACCATTTCATCCAGAAATTGCTTCTGGTGTTAGGGATATGTTGTTTGAACTTATGACTCCAGTTACCGCAGCAATTCTTGCAAGACAAGTACAGAATGTAATTGAAAATTTTGAACCAAGAGCTAGACTTGTTGGGGTTAGGGCAATTCCAGATTATGATAAAAATTCTTATGATGTGACTGTAGAGTTTTATGTTGTAAATACTCCTACTGAACTAGTTGAATTAACACTATTTTTAGAGAGATTACGATAATGGCAAAACTACAGGTAACAGAATTAGACTTTGATGATATTAAAGACAATTTAAAAGTATTTCTAAAAGCACAATCAAAATTTAAAGATTATGATTTTGAAGGTTCTGGTATGAGTGTTCTTCTTGATACTCTTGCATACAACACTCACTACCTTGCATTTAATGCCAACATGGTTGCCAACGAAATGTTCTTAGATTCTGCAGCACTAAGATCAAGTGTAGTATCTCACGCTAAAATGTTAGGGTATGAAGTAACTTCATCAAGAGCACCAACTGCTTCATTGAATGTGTTTGCTACAACTAATAGCGATACCTTAACTATGCCTTCAGGAACTAAATTTACTGCAGCAGTGGGTTCTGAAAGTTATTCGTTTGTTACAATATCTGACATTACTGCTGCTAATTCTGGCGGCACTGTTTCTTTTTTAAATACTCCTGTATATGAAGGAACTTATATTACATCAACATATAATGTTGACACATCCACTCAAGATCAAAGATTTGTATTAGCAGATAATCGTTCAGACATAAGTACACTTACAGTACAAGTTCAAAATTCTATTTCTGATACTGAAACATTATCTTATACTAAAGCTACTGACATAACACAATTAATAGCTACCAGCGCTGTTTATTTTTGTCAAGAAGCTGAAGCAGGAAAGTTTGAGATATATTTTGGAGATGGTATAGTCAGTAAAGCTTTGGTTGATGGTAACATTGTAACATTAAAATATGTTGTTACAAATAAAACTGCAGCAAATGGTGTTTCATCATTTACTTCGCCATCTTCAATTGATGGTGCAACAGCCATTAGTGTACAGACTGTTGGATCAGCAATAGGCGGAGCAGAACCAGAATCAATTAATTCTATTAAATTAAAAGCACCACTTGATTATGCTTCTCAGGGTCGTGCAGTAACTATAGAAGATTATAAGATATTTGTTAAAAGGCTATTTCCAAATACTCAAGCAGTATCGGTATGGGGTGGTGAAGATGGAAGCTACGATACAAGCTTAGGGGTTACAGATACACCAGAATATGGAAAAGTTTTTATATCAGTAAAATCTACTACAGGAGAAAATTTAACTTCAGTACAAAAATCAAATCTTGTTTCTGCTTTAGCTCCATACAAAGTTGCATCCACTACTCCTGTAGTTGTTGATGCCGAAACTACAAATATTATTTTAAATATTACTGCCCAATATAACAAAAATGCTACAACATTATCTCCATCAGAATTAGAAACTAATATTCTAACAACTATAACAAATTATAATAATTCCACACTACAAGTTTTTAATGAACCATTTAGGCACTCAAAACTAACATCACTGGTAGATAATACAGATACCTCAATATTAAATAGTACAGCAACTGTTAGAATTAGTAAAACTTTTACTCCAAATCTTTCAATTGAAAGTTCTTATGCTATAAATTATGCTAATAAAATATATCATCCTCATGGTGGCCATAATCGTAATGCTGGGGGTGTTATATCTTCAAGTGGATTTTATTTGACTGCTAATACTGCATTTAGTATTGGTGAAGACATTAGTAGAGAGTATTTTTTAGATGATGATGGTGATGGTAATATTCGAATATATTATCTCTCTGTATTAGATAGGATTTATAGTTCAGATTTTGCAGGAAGAATTGATTATCATTCTGGAATAGTAAGCTTATTTCCTATAAATATTCTAAGTGTTTCAAATATAAATGGTGCACCATCTGCAAAAATTATATTAAATGCAGTACCAGATTCATATGATATTGCTCCTGTTAGGAATCAAATATTAGAGTTAGATTTAGTTAGTACAAATATTACAGCCTCAGTTGACGCTATTACATCAACAGGTCAAGCGTTTACAACTACAACTACTGCAACTGGAAGCACAACTACAGTTACAACAGCATCTTCATCCGCAGGAGGTTCTTCATCATCTTCATCGGCAGGAAGTTCTTCTTCTTCAACACAATCATCCGCTTCTTCTTCTTCATCATCTTCAAGCTCCTCATCACCAACTAGATCATCAGGTTATTAAAAATGGCATTAGACGATAAATCAATATTGAATAATAAACTATCTCCTTTAATTGAGGGGCAAGTTCCAGATTTTGTTCAATCAGACCACCCGATATTTGTAGATTTTTTAAAAGATTATTATAAATTTTTGGAAGCTGGTCAGCTTACCATTTCAACTACAATCACATATGTTACCTTAGAAACAAACAGCTCATCTTATATTTTAAATGAAGAAGATAGTGATCGAGTTGTAACTGAAATTGGAGCTGGAACTCAAGGCTATTTCATAGAAAATGAAACTATTACTGGTGAGACTTCTAATGCTACAGCCCAAGTACTTGTAGACAATTCTAGAAACTCAAAGCTTTATATTACTTCTCAACAAAAATTTATCACAGGTGAAACTATAACTGGGATAACTTCTGGTTCAACTGGTACAGTTGTAGAATACAGGGGTAATCCAGTTCAGAATATTCAACAGATGTTGGACTATGCTGATGTGGATAATACAATATATGATTTCTTAGACAAAATGAGAGATTCATTTATGGTAGATATTCCAAGCGATCTAGCTTCTGGAGTGTCAAAGAGAGATTTACTTAAAAATATAAAAGATTTATATGCAGCCAAAGGTACTTCTGAGGGGCATAAACTTTTTATGCGATTATTACTTGGTGAATCTGCAGATATATTTTATCCAAATCAATATATGATGAAAGCTTCTGGTGGTAGTTGGGAGGGCAAAACTGTTTTAAGAGTTTTAGCTTTTCCTAGTGTTACTGGAGAGGAAGCTGTAAATCAAATTATAACTGGAGAAACTTCTGGTGCTACAGCAACGGTTGTTAGTTCATTAGTATCTCAACAAACTAAAGATGATTTTAATGATTCGGTAACAGAGCTAGAGATAGCTAATATAACTGGAACATTCGATGATTCTGAAATTATTTCTTCTATATCAAGTACAAGCGATCGCTTAGTAAAGTTTACTATTTTTGGTATTGTATCTGAGGTTGAAATTGATAGCCCGGGCACTCTTTATTCTAAAGATGAGATTGTAGACTTAGAAGTTCTTGGAAATGATTTTGCTGAAGTTGTTGTTGATGAAGTTACTACTGGAAGAATTGATTCAGTTATAGTTGATGATAAAGGAACAGAATATGCTGTTGGAGATAAGGTAACATTTACTTCTAACACTGTTGATGTTGATGCAGTTGCAGCTACTGGTGAGATTGCTATGATTGGGGGTGGAATAGCTCAAGAAACAGCCACAATTGCTTTTTTTGAAGATGATAATTCTCAAAATAATATTGTTATGGAAGATACTACTGGGACATCACTAATACCATTTAATATCATACTTGAAGAAAGTAGAGAAGATACTATTTTAACCAATGGAACATCTTATGCTTTTGGCCTTGGTGGAAATTTAAATGCAAACACTGATACCTTATCAGTCTTTATAAACAATAAATTTCTTCCTGCAACTGAATTTACAACTAATCGCGATGTTGCATATATTAATTGGGTTGCTTCTGGTACTACTATAACATTTACTGCACTTTTACCAGCTGGTACAGAAATTTCAATTTTTGCAACTCAAAGTGATTACATATTACTAGATAGAACAGATATAGTGGGTGGTATTACTGGTACTGGAACTACCGCTGTCGGTGGTTCTGACTCTGGATATAAAGTAGAATCTAATACTGTAGACCTAACGGCAGACTATTTAGACGCACACTCTAGAAATCAAATGGTATTAGAATATGATACATTTGAAAACTTGAGTGTAACTTCTGAACGAGGTACAATTCAAAGTATACGAGTAAATAATATAATAGGAGAAAATACTGGTTACAGTAAATTACCAACACTATCAATAACAAGTGTTGGTGGTTCTGGTGCAAAACTTATAGCATATCCTGACAATATTGGAGGAATAAAAAGCGTAAAATTTAATAATAATGGATTTAGATATAGTAATACAAATCCACCAGATGTTAATTTTAAATCACACTTTATTATTAAAGATATAACTGGAACATTTGGAGTAAATAATGCCCTCACCTCTCATAGTGGCACAGTTAATTCTTGGGATACCACAACTAATGAATTGGTTATTGAAAATTTTGATTCCAATCAACGTATAACTCAAGAACAAGATGGAATATTTAATGAAGGTATACAACTTGAGCAAGAAACAGAAATATTAACACCAGTTGGATTTCTTTTGGAGGATGAACAAGCAGTTCAGCCTACTGGATTTTTTAAAAATTTAAGTGATTACGGAGGAGTAGAAAATCAATCAATTATTGATACATCTATTGCGCTTGGTTTGCCAGAAGATCAACGATTTAGCACTGAAGACAGAATTGTTTTCGATGGTACAGATACTATTGATCCATATACAAATAATAATAATCCATTTTCTAGAGGATTTTGTGGTGTAGGGACTTCAATTTTAACTGATAGGGTAATTATTAAAGTTACTGCAGAATGGAACGAAGCTTCATCAACGTGGGCATTTTCTCTTAATGGAAAAAGTCAAAAAAATATGATATTCTACGAGGGAACTGAATATTATTTTGACTTATCTCATCCATCTCTTTATGGTAATGAGTCTGGTCAACCTATTAGGTTCTTACAAAAGAGTTTTGCCCTATCCTTAACATCAGATGGTCGCCATGATGGTATATCTGGCCCACTTGGTGCTGCAGCCACAAGAGAAACCACAAATATAACCACTACACAAAAATATGGTGTAGATGGTCAATTAGATATACTTCGCATTGGATTAGGAAGTACTGATTCATTATCATTCTCACCACCGTTAAATTCTCCTCAGAAATTTACACCAATAGCAGATGGTGAAGAACCAGCCAAACATTTCTGGAACCCAACTATTTTTCAATTTGCAAAGCCATTAAGTTATAATGTCCCATCTTCTCCTCAAGGTTTAGCAGAAAGAGCATTGTATGGTACAGGTACAGATGGTGATTGGACACCAGATGAGCTATATTCTATTCAGCAAGGATATTCTGGTGCATTTTTAAAAATAACGATTCCTCTTGGTGGAGCTCCAGCTGGCGGTAAATATTACTACTATTCTCCTAATTTTGATACTATGGGCGGAGTTATAACAGTAAAAAGAAAAGCCAAAACTATATTAGATGTAGGAGATTCTATAAGGTTTGATGCATTAGATAAAGAAGAATATGGTCTTATATTAGAGAATGGTGCACAAGATAGAACGATTGCTGAAGGTGAGGGAGACAAAGCAACAGACCTACTTATTATGGAAGATGGTCGTGAGTATGTTGACGATATAGTAAAAGAAGATTTTGAACGCGAGATAATTAAAGCTCAGCCTGGTCAACGTATTCTAGCTGCTGACTATTTGAAGCTTTACTATTTAAGCCAAACTCAAAATACTGTTGATACCTTTGAAGGATATAAAAATTATGTAAATCAAAGCTATGAACCTACTTATTTTATGGATGAATCATATATGCCTCCAGTATTTTTCTGGCCAGTATGCACCCTACCGTTTGAC